ACCGAGAACTCAATGAGAGTGCTTGGCCCAAAGGCAAAAACCAATTTGTAGATGACTCAAGCCGTCTTATAAAAAAGCTTGAAGAATTCCTCGATGTGTGAACGACACGCCATATAAAAACACTTTTTATTCAGCATTTTTTATGTGTCGTACAAGACCAAAAAAGGTATTAAATCACGCTCATTTCAACCCAGTTGGGTTGTAACTTCCTTTATAGAGAGTGTGTTTATCACAGCATTTTTGAAAAAAACTTTTCAACTATGTATGTTATTTTATATTTCAAGTAGAAACTAGAAAACCCTACTTAGAGAGATAACGTGATGAACAAAGCAGCACTCGAGTCCTACCTCCGTAACCTTGCAGGTCAGGTCATCGGCGCAGTAATGATTGTCAGCCAGACCAGCGGAGTGGGCTCCCCACTTGACTTCGGTTCTGGCGAATGGCTACTTGTAGCCAACGCCCTATGGGCATCTATCATCCCAACGGCACTCCGCTGGGTTAACAAGAAGGATCCTGCCTTTGGACGTATCGCAACCGTAGCGGCTGCCGAAGTGTCCAAGAAGATTGAAGCTGAAATCGCAAAGCCTAAGAAGGCTCCAGCGAAGAAGGCTCCTGCAAAGAAGAAGTCCTAAGTATGGCAATGACACCAGAGCAACTAGAAGCTCACGTCGAAAAAGAGCTTGAACTTAAAGCCGAGATTGAGGCTTTGGTGGAGAGGCTGCGTAACTCGGAGTACCGTACCAAAACGGAAAAAGCGTACTACGCAGCCCAACTTGCCGACAAGCGTCAGGAACTGAGAGCGCACCTCGGCTTGGACTAGTTCGGGGGTAAAAAAATGAGTGACCTCGAACTTTTTGATGAACCGTCTGACAAAGAACCAGACGAACCTTTAATTCAAACGGCCTCCGATATGCGGCCCGATTTGTCCGAACTCGGACTCATCGAGCATGACCGCGGCATCGTTGAGGATACCTACGAGAACCGTGCCATCCTACGTGGCAACAACTACCAATGGGTTCCCGTCTACACATCTAACGGACACGCCACCAACCTCATCGAGGCTCGCTCGCTTGAGCAGATGAAGGAACGGCGTCTCATCAGCATCTCAGCAAAACGAGCTCTGCTGTCAGAACCACTTCAGAATAACTCCGACTACTTGACGGGCCTCGATCTGGTTGTTGACCAAGAGGCTTGCAAACTTGTACCCCCTTGGGTACTAGCGGCAACCCGCGCTTGGATAAAAGAGCAGGAAGCTGGCGGCCCGCCTACTGATCGGCGAGCGCCGAGAACATTACCTACCCGCTGTCGAGCCCAGACCCCAGAGGGTATGCGCTGCATGCTGTGGTCATCGGGACGGATTAAAGATGACGGCTTGTGTCGCCTCCACCTCGGCGGGGTAAAAAAGACAGGCGTGGACATCGAACGGGCTCGCGCAAAACTTCTACAGTCTGCCCCATACGCTGTGGACAAACTTGAAGAACTTATGGAGACCGCTGTCTCTGAACCCGTCCGCCTCAAAGCGGCAACGGAGATACTTGACCGTGCTGGCGTGCGAGCAGGTATGGAGATTGACATCGGCGTGGAGTTAAAGGATTCCCGTACGCCCGCTGAAATTATTGCTGAACGGCTTGCCCGCCTGAAAGCAGGAGCCAACATTATTCAAGGCGAGCTCGCAGCTGCGGACACTTCCGTACAAGATGCGGAAGTTGTTCTGGAGCTGGATCAGGATCCGCCTAAAATTTTTACCCCCCCAACAACAGCTGGAGCTGCAGTACCAACAACGGAACAACTTGACCAACCAACCATCTCAGACGAGGAGCTCGACGAGCTACGATGACAAACCAACAACTTTTGGAATTAGCACAGCTGCATGCAGAGCGGCTCGAGAACGACATCAAGCTGGCCCGCACAAGAGATGAACACATTCGGGTAACGGCTCGCGCCAATGAAGCAGCGGAGATGGTTAACGGATTGTTAAAACTTGAATCAAATGAGCCGCAGCCTGTTCGCAACATTAGCGGCATGGGATTTATAGATTAATTACTAAACTATGCTAGGTGCTAGCATAGTTAGTAATTAACGGTTTGTCAAGAGGAGAACGGCATGGGACGGCAAGAGGGCGACTGCACTAAAGAACCTGTGCCAAAAGACGGCGTGAGTGAGATGGACGACCTGCTATGACAACGGATTGTTTCTGGTGCGGCGAGGAACTTAATGCGGACGGCGTGTGTAAAAGCTGCGCAGCAACCCAACGGCACGCTTCCACCACTTCCGAATAACGGCTCGCCCTAGAACGAGGTATGTCCCAACGGTTCCAGCGAAAGCGGCGAGGAACGGTAAGACGTGGTGTAGACCCCAGTCACCTGACGGGTCGGCATGCGCAAGAATCGAAATCATTCTTAAATACTAACGGCATGCGCCTGTGCGTGCGTATAAATACAACGGCATGTCACGTAGTAACTTACACCTAAATTACAACGGTATTAATGCAGGGAGGTTTAGCTGCAGCTTAAGTCCAGATCTCAACATCCAAATAACTTTGCCAAGCTACAGCGGCCAGCTTAATTCGCACGTTCGCACGAAAAAGCAGGAAGGTCACCAGCACGTAGCTGCAGATCGCCGCCAACATCCAAACAACTTGGGATGACGGCCCGCCGCCAGATCAATAATTTTTACCCCCCAGAAGCTGGCCAGCTCCAGATCGCTAAACAACTTACGAACAACTTCAGCCGCAGCATTGACAAAACTTGACAGACCGAGTAGGATTAGGTTTCGCAACCTAGCGGCCGCGAAACTAAAAAGGGCCCTTCAGCTTGCAACTTCCAAATAACTTTTTCCCATCCCAGGTGCAGCACCAGGTGCCAGGCTTTTACGGGGGGTAAAAAAATCTGATCGGATCGGGCCCGAAGCTGTCGAACTTTCAAATAACTTTGGCGTGCGGCCTAGAGCTGCAGAGCGGCGCGACACGGAAATAACTTTTTATATTTAAGAGTTGCATGTTTGTCAGAGAGGTACTACAATAATTATCAGAGCAACCGCTCTAACAAAATGACGGAAGGACACCCGTGTCAACAATTACAAAAGTAGCGGCTTTACCTCAATGCGACTTCTGCACTGAGAAGGCAAGATTCGACGGCATGACAACATACGGCCCGTGGGGCAATATGTGTGAACCACACTTTGATACATACGGCGTCGGCTTGGGAACAGGCAAGGGGCAGCGGCTGGTCGAAGAAGGAGAAGATGTTGTGATGTCATACAGCGAGCTAGCGGATCTGACGCACGGCACGCAAGTAGAACTGTTTGGGTTCTGTTCCTGCGAAGACCTAGAACCGCATGAGTACCCGTACGAAGATTGCGGGCGTGCGTAATGCGTGGATATGTTGAGTGGCTTGAGAGCCAAGAACGGGACGGGCTAGGAACTAGCCACGAGGATTGGATTGAGTCGCATCTAGAAAAGGCTGATGCGGCACGGGACGAGGAGACGGATGAAAGTACCCAGTAAGTTGTACCACGCCGCACCTGAATGCGTGTTTGAAAATATTAACGGCGAGGGATTGAAGTCTAACTTCGGTGAGATATATGCGGCGAGTAGTCCAGCCGATGCAATGAACTTTATGTGGTTCAGACTTCTTGACCACCCGCACTACAAGTTAGAGAGCGGCAAGATAGTCGGCATGGACTTAGAGCGGCATGACCGCATCTACGTATTTGAAATTTCAACTAACCGCACACAAAAAGATTATTGGGAAGTTGGAACGGATCACAGCTCAGCGTTCTTTGGCGGCGCGGGTAGTTGGGTGTACGGAGGTAAAAATATGGAACGGCGTGCCATAAGCGATGTCACGTACTTCACCCGTGAGATGGTGGAGGAAGCCAGATCCGCTGCGGCGAGCATCTGACATTCAAATAACTACGGTAAGCCCGTGGAGCTCACTGCGAGCCCACGGGTTTATTATTTATGCATGGGTAAAAAAGAACGGGATGAACTCAAGCGTCGCATCAAAGGCGTGCCTGGAAACTACGTGCAGAACCAGAAAGCGCAGGTCTTTGAAGACCGCCGCACGAAGCGTCGTCGTACCCGTGGGGTAAAAAATCTTGAAGCGATCAGTGAATCGGCCGATCAGGATTCAACTTCCAAATAACTCAAAACCACAGAACCACAGCAAAAACCTAACAACTCAGATTTTTACTCACGCTCAAAATCGCCAGGGCCCCAGGCCAGTCCAAACTTCCAAACAACTTCTTCTTCTCGACCTCGCATTTGCTGACATCAACGAAACGCCCTGACTTGCTTTTGTCAGAGAGATGATGTAATGTTTGTTATGCCAAGTAAAACGACGAAGGGATACAAATGGCAAAGGTAGTGAACATAAGCACCATCTCGAAAGATGATTTCGAGGGAATGATTTCTGCGTTCATCACAGATGAGCAGTGGGAAAAAGTTGCTGACGAACTAGAAGGTCGTGCCGAAAACTTTCTTGATGGGTTGTTGTCAGACCTCATTGAGGATTTCAAAGAAGGCGTAGGTGTCTTTGATGGCGACCTATAAAATCTATGCGACCCTCACCAGAGAGTATGTGGTTGAGGTGGGCGAGGCAGAGAGTGAAGACGACGCCATCAACAAACTTGATGACTGGATTTCAGATGACTTCGAGGATTATGAAATCACAGCCAAGTGGGATTTTGTTGCTGTCAATACAGATTGCTGTTCCCACGACTCTCACGAAAACTATTGCGATTGTTGTATGAGCACTTGCGATAAATGCAAAGATGTGAAATAATAAAACTGTTCCGAAGGGAACTATCCAAAAACGACGAAAGGATAAACAATGCCAAACTGGGTATTCAATAGTATGACTGTTTCAGGAAAAGAAGAAGACCTCAAGAAGTTTGTTGAGAAGGCGACCAAGCCTCACACGACTTACTGGATGGACTGGAAAACAAATGAAACAAAAGAAGAAGTTTCAGAAAAAGAACTTTCATTTTGGAACTTCATAGAACCAGAGAACAAGCAACTTTACTTTGGGGCAAGCGATTACAAGCCAGAGGGCTATGACGAACTAAGTGTTGAAGAGAAGATGGCTGTCTCTATGCAGTTCAAGTCAGATGGTTGGTATGACTGGAACATCCGCAACTGGGGAACTAAGTGGGACTGTAGCGACCTCTACTTCGAGGACAACAGTTCTAAAGGCAACATTCGTTATCAGTTCTCTACGGCTTGGTCTCCTGCCGAAGGTGCTTACCGAGCAATGGTTGAACAGCACCCAGAACTTACCTTCGAGTTTGATTGCGAAGAGGAGCAAGGCTGGGGCGTGCGGTATGTCAGCGAAGACGGCGAGTTGATTGTTGCCGAGGAGTGGGACATCCCAGACAGCCACGCTGACTACAAGGCTCGGGATAACGAGGACGGATGCCGTTGCTCTTGGGATGATGATGCTGAAGATTGGTTTGACGACTGCCCGAACAAGGCGGAGAAGGTCGGCGAGTTGGTCGAGCAGACAGAGCAAGTTGTTGAGAAGTTCGAGGACATCAGCGAGATGATTGTCTAAGAACGGCACGGCGTGGGTGGGGTAAAAAGCCCCACCCAATGCCAACGGCAAGGTAAGATTAGATTTACAAACGGAAGGGTAAAAACGGCATGGCTAAAGAAGAAGACATTGTTGATGCGGAGCTCGTCGTAGAAGACGGCTCGCTAGAGGTAAAAATAATCGATCCGCAGCCAATCGAGCGCTCGCTACACTACTTTGCGCTTGACGGGAACTACGGTGACGCGAGTGGCATGCTCGTATTGGAGACCACATACTGGAGAGAAATCGACTGGGAGATTCTGGAATCCGCTAGTGATGACCAGCGTGCAAACGTTGCACGTCTGATTACGGAGTCATACGAGAAGCCCGAGGACATGTCGGTGTTGTACGACAAGTTTGAGCAGTACGGTGTAGACCTTGATGACTTCATGCCACGTGACCAGCTTGACAGCTAGGCCACACGTAGGGTAAAAATAAGAACTGCCGCGGGTTTCTTCGTCGTTATCCCGCGTGCCACACCTGAGCATGTGTTGAAACTGCTCACCATCTTTTTTCCGCGCTCGCGGTTTTTATCCCCCAAAGAGGGGACAGGAAATAAATCAAAAAGTTATTGCGTTCTACTTGACACGATTGCAGGGAGATGCAATAATCATCTCAATGCGAAAGCAGAAACGACGAAAGGATAAATCATGGGATACACCCATTATCTAAAAAGAAGTCTCGATAGTAATGAGCCTGAACTTTATGACAAGGTTCGTAAAGGTTTTATCGAGTTGGTAAAAAAAGCTGAACTCAATGGCATAACAGTTGCAGATGCTTTTGGAGAAAAAGCAGGTGCGTGGCAAGCAGATGGCGAGCGCATCGCTTTCAATGGCATTGAACCACAAGCGTGTGAAACTTTTCATTTCTCTCAGATAGTGCCACCTGCACCTGATTGGGATAAAGATGCAAAAACTTCTTTCAACTTTTGCAAAACACAAATGCACCCTTATGACACTTTAGTTTGTGCAACCCTAATACTCATCAAAGATGTTTTTGGGAAGCAAGTTGAAGTTTCCTCAGATGGTGGGTGGGAAGAGTGGTCTGAGGGTCTAGCCCTTTACACCTCAGTTTTCGGAAAGACCACGACACCTGAAAATCTTTTTGCTGAAGAGTTTGCACATTTAGCAGAGAGATGGTAGATTAGTTTTCACTAGCAACAACGACGAAAGGACACCCAATGCTAGATAACACGAAAGATGTTCAGGGCGTAGGCGTTTATGCCGAGTTCCGTAAGCCCGGAGCAACAATGCAAATCATCATCACACCTGATGGATACACAACTGATGGGAAAGAAGTTCCTGCCAATTTGTTCCGTCGAGTAGTAACACCAGCGTCACCTAAGAAACAATGGCGCAACTCTCCAATTCCTAATCACGCGATTACAGAATTAGGTGGAGTTCCACTCTCAGATGAGAAGAGAGAAGCGTTTGCAAACCAGCGTATGTTTTTCGCGATTGACTTATTCGATGCGATAAATAATGGTGGTTGGCAGATTGTAAAAGATGCGTTTGTTATCGAAGTCTCGAAAAAAGATTTAGAGGACATACGAACAAGCAAGACACCCAACAAGTTGCTTTACCGAATTGGTTTAGTTCGTGAAGCAACAGAGTTCCCAACAGAACTGATTGCGTAAAGAGAAAAGGACATAGGGAAATGGAAAATACAAATCTTCGTGAAAGATACAAGTCTCTAGGTGGAAGTTCCACACTATGGGATTTAGCTGAAAATGTAATTGCTCAGGCAGTATCAGAAACTTCAACTACAAGTCTGTCTGCAAGTGTCGCACCTGCGGGGCGTTATGTTGCAAGAGCGAGTGGTGCGGAAAGAGCGCCACGCAAAGATAAGCAGACAGTTATCGTAGATGGCATGGAAGGTGAAGAGTCTTATGTTCGACCAAATGGTGATTTGTATTTTGGTCGCAAGTGGGGCGAACACTCAGATGTAATGGCGCTACGCAAATCACGCGAAATGACTTCTAAGTCTTTCTCAGGTGAGGGTGGCTCTCCAATGTTCGCCATGATTTATGGCGCACCGGGTTGCGGAAAAACTGCGATGGTTGAAGCAGCGTTTGGCTCAGATGTTGTCACCTTGATGGGAACTGGCGATACCGAAGTTGCAGACATGGTTGGTGGTTATGTGCAGACACCTTCAGGTGGTTTCGATTGGGTTGATGGTGGTTTGATAGATGCCGCCGTCAATGGCAAAGTTTATTTCATTGACGAAATTGGTTTGATTGACCCAAAGGTTTTGTCACTTGCTTATGGTTTGATGGACGGACGACGCGAGTTAGTTGTCACCGCAAATCCAGAGCGTGGCACTATCAAGGCTCACCCAAACTTTTATGTAGTTGCCGCGACTAACCCAAATGCTCCGGGAGTTCGTTTGTCTGAAGCGTTGCTATCGCGTTTCACTATTCAAGTTGAAATGACAACTGATTGGGCGCTCGCTAAGAAGTTGGGAGTTCCAACTGCGATGGTTACTGCGTCTCAAAATCTTGCTAAGAAGCAAGCATCAAATGAAGTTTCATGGTCTCCACAAATGCGAGAACTTATCGCTTTCCGAGATGTGGCGAAAACTTTTGGCAATAGTTTCGCTATCTCGAACCTACTTGCCTCAGCCCCCGAAATAGACAGACCTGTTGTTGCCGATGTGCTAACAAGGGCTTATGGGGAAGAGGTCAAGCCAGCGAAAATCTAACCCTATGTCGGATTTTTGCTGAAAAGGGTGGGGGGCGCTTCATGGGTGTCGCGCCCCCTACTTCCCCTACTTGACACCCAAAGATGTTTCATTATAGGATTTACCTGTCTCGGACAAAGACATAAATGGAAGGAACGACGAAATGGCACACATAAAGGTTTCTGCGACCAGAGCAGAAAACACTCCGAAGGAGTGGCTAGTAACAGGCGCACAGATTGGCGAACTTGTAAATACTTGGTCTGAAAGGTCAGACCTAATCGCTTATGTTGGTGAGGGCGCAGGTGGTATTGCACCAGCGTGTTACAACCCAGCACTTGCAGAGGTTGAAGTAAATACACAGATTGCTTTTGGTGGCGCGACAACTCCAGCGATGGTTGGCGACCTACGCGAGCGCAAGCAACAATTTGAGTTTCCAAAAGCGACAGGTGCAATTCTGCACGAAGCGTTTCACGCAAAGTTTTCTATCTTCGACATAGAAAAGGCTCACAAAGATTTAGCGCAAGATGAGGCTTCAGCGTTGATGCTACTTGAAGAGGGTCGCATTGAAACTCAGGGCGTATGGCACAAACCTGAGTCAAAAAACTTTCTACGCAGTTGCGCGATTGAAATTGTTATTACAGATGCTAAAGAGATGGAAGCAAGTGCTTCAACAACTCAAACTTGCGCGAGTGCGATTGGTTTAGTGTTGGCTCGCGTTGATGCGGGTATTTTGGATTTGGCAGATGTAGCAGGAATTGAAAAACAAGTTGTCAGCTTTTTAGGTGAAGAAGTTGTTTCTAAGTTGCGAGAGATTTCTAAAACTTTCCGCGAAACTATTATTGACTTCCCAACTCAGGCAGAAACTCTTCTCTACCCACTAGCAAAAGAGTGGGCGAAGATTGTTCGCGATGTGAAAGAAGAGAAGGGCGAGAAAGATGAGCAGATGGCTCAGGCTTTCGCTCAGGCACTTGCAGAGGCTTTAGAAGAGGCTTCAGAAGAAAACTCTATTTCAGTTGGTATGGCGCTCGCAGACCAGCAAGAACAAGAAGAGTCAGAGGCAGAAGCGCAAGCAAAAGCCAAAGATGCAAAAGAGCAAAATGAAAACAAAGATGTTGCTAAAAAAGTTTTCAACAAATCTACAACTGAGATTGGTGGCGACACTTCTTCTCGATTAGTAGAAACTAGAAAACCAACTAGCGCAGAGCGAGTCGCGGCAGTTACGATTTCTAAGATGTTTGAGAAAGCAAAGTATCGCGACAGAGATGCAACTGAGATTACTTCAATTACTCCACCCGGAAGATTGCGCTCTCGCGCACTTGTCCAAAATGCCGCGATGAAGTCACGCGGAATTGTGCAACAAACAGAAGCGTGGCGTCGCACAGTTCGTAAGCAGACAGACGACCCAACACTTACAGTTGGAGTTATGGTGGACATTTCAGGTTCAATGGGAAGTGCTATGAAGCCAATGGCGACAACTGCGTGGGTTATGTCTGAAGCAACTCGCAGAGTGCAAGGTAAATGTGCGATGGTTTATTACGGCTCAGATGTATTTCCAACTCTCAAAGCAGGACAACACCTTGAAGAGGTTCGTGTTTATTCTGCAAGTGATGGAACTGAAAAGTTTGACAAAGCATTTCGCGCACTTGATGGCGCACTCAACCTTCTCAATGGAAGTGGCGCTCGATTGCTTGTGATTGTTTCAGATGGGCAATACACAGGTGAAGAGAAGCAAAACGCTCGCAGATGGACAAAGCGTTGCGCTGAGTCAGGCGTTGCGGTTCTATGGCTTCCTTTCGATGGCGGGCATTATGCGAGTCGTATCCTTGAAGAGCGAAATGGCGTAGTAATGTCAGGAGTGCTTGACCCAGTATCGGCGTCCGTCGAGATTGGAAAAGCGGCAGAACGAGTTCTAACAAATGTGGGGACGCGGTAGCAATACGGCGAACTCTCAACCCGAAACCTTGTTAGCGTCCTTCCAACGCATTGTCCAAACAGGGATAGGGTAAAAACGGAAGCCCCGTCTGAAACCAAGAGGCGGGGCTTCCAACCTAAAACAAAACGACGAAAGGAAAAATAATGGACGGCATACAACCACTACTCGACCACGTTGGTGCGAGCGTCGAGTGGGATAGCGGATTGCCGATGCACGAAGATAAACGCGATGCGATGTTTTATTGTGATGGCGGTTCGTCACGATTTGTGGCGAGGGTAAAAATAGCTGAGTTCGCGGTTGATGTTTATTGTGACGGCATTACCGATGTGCGTGATAGAACAAATGGCGAGCGCTACAGATACGGCGGAGACTTCATAATGAACGACTACACAACAGACGAGTTGCTAAATCAGGCAACAGAAAGCGGCGACCTTGAAGTAGTCAATAACAGTTGGTTTGATTTGTATTGCGAAGGCGAACACCTTGATACGGTAAGCCACGATGTGTGGGACGCAATACGAGATGCAATTACTTTTCTCCAGACGGAGAAGCAGAACGCTCAGGCGATTGAAAACGTCGGCGTAGATTTCTAGGGGAGTAAAAAAATGGCGAGAGTTATTCAGTTGATGTTGGTTGAAGCAGAGACAGCAGAAGACGCGGCGAACCATGTGTCAGGTCTTCTTGATAATGAAACCCCTACACCTCATTGGTCGGACTACCACGACCTTGTTGATGAGTTTGATGGTAAGAGTGCGGTCGCGTATTCAGAAACCGTTGGCCAGATGAAGTTCAAGGAGTTTCTTGGCTACCGCGAGGAAGAGCTGAAGAGACTTTACGACAGGGTAAAAAATTTCGATCTTGCAAATGCTGTTGATAGATACGATCCGTTTCGGTCAGGTGGCTACACAGATAACGACTTCCGAACCTACGAGGTTAGAAAGATTGCCAGCATCTTGGAAGACAGTTGGACTATGGACACAGGTATCTATGACTTGGAAACTTGGTCAGCAAACCTCAAAGCCTTCAGAGAGCGTTGCGAACTCGCACCTGAGATGCAGTTCCTAGTTGCGGTGAGTTTCCACCACTAAGCGACACGCCCAGCAAAATGTGTTTGACAAGAGTGCAGGGAAGTGCAAGAATACTTCCAACGACGAAAGGAGTATGAAATGGCGAAAAGAAAGCCCGTCATTATTTACATACATTGTTGGAGATGCGGAAGCCCGTTCTCCATCAAGGAAAGTGATTACACCCATCACGCAGGGTGCGGTAAATGCTAAGCGTTTGCGTTAGATGCGGTTGGGAACTCCATCAAGACTTTGGGTGGGTAGATACCTTTGGTGAACTCACTTGTTCAGATGGTGTAGCCCATCAACCATCAAAAGCATCAAAAGTTGTTACCAATTCGTTACAAAAAAGTGCTTGACTTGACTTGACAGATGTCAGGAAGGTCGTGTAATGTTTTATCTATCAGGGAAACCTGAGAACCTCTCTGAGGAAGTCTCCGAGAGAAATGACAAAATGAAAAGGAGTCTTAGTTATGTCTAAGGCAACAGTTACAAAGACAATAGCAACACCAGTAGTAGAAGTAACAACCACAGTTGAGACAAAGGCAAATGCGGTTTATCTCGACAAGACAACCCAGATTGTGATTGAGCAGTTCATTGAAAAGCGTGACCTCATCACAAAGATGGAAAAAGAAAAGAAAGAACTAGAGGCACAAATCAAGTCTTATCTTGGTGAGGCTACACAGGGACTTCTCCCAGACGGAACTCTCCGCCTAGAGGTTTCACACCGCGAACGACGCGGTATTGACACCGAAGCCCTAAAGACCGCCTTCCCAGAGGCATACGAAGCAACACAGACCCTTAGCAAGTATGTGGTGCTAGTCGCCAAGTAAAACCTAACCCCCCAATTAGGAGTGAAGCCCCCGCAGAGATGCGGGGGTTTTTCTTTTGCCCAGATGCGTGCGGAGATGCGGGGTAAAAATTCCAGGAGCTGAGGCTGCGTCAGCAAAAAACCTGCACCAGGTGCAAACAACTTTTTAATGATGCGCCGCTATTTGGTGACATGAACGAAGATGCTTGACAAAGATGCAGGAAAGTGTTAGATTACTTTTAACAACGACGAAAGGATTGTTATGGCAAAGCCAAGTGTTACTAAGGTAAAGAACTGGGAAGTTGTCTATGACAGCGACTTAGTATCAGTTTCAGTAGGGACAGCAGAGTTTTATCAGGACTACTGGGCAGTTACAAACAAGGAAACAAAGAAGAAGAAGTATTACTACGGAGAGATGGCTTGGGCAGACTCCCGTCGTGAAGCAAGTGACATTGACTTCGGAGCGTGGAGTAATAACTAAGCGTCGAAGAACAAGAACTCCCGTGTCGAAAGATGCGGGAGTTTTTCTTTTGTTGGGAAGCTGCGGCCGCGGATCGTAATCAGGGGGTAAAAATTCTTGATCGTTCAGTTCCTCCAGGTCCTGCAAGATGCAGATAACTTTTCAATGATGCAAAGATGTCGGTGGTGGTGGGTATGGTGGTGGTGGCGCTCGCCGACACGCCAGCAAAATAAACTTGACAAAGTTGCAGGAAAGTGAAATGATTACTTTCATACACGGAGTCCAGCAGTGGTCACCTGAACGACTTGAACTCTAGAGGGTCGGAAACAAGATGTTGCTCCGTGTATACCTAAAAATGACGAGAGGACAACTCAAATGGCAACACTAGAACTCAATGAAAAAGAAGCAGAACTTTCTGCGATGGGCATGGCGATGTTACTAACTTTCTTTCAAGAAAGAATTAACAAGCACAAGAACCACAAAGATTATTCAATGGATAAGTTGTTTGCGATGATGGAAATGTATGCAACAACAGGAGACTTGTGGGTGCGGTTTCAAGAGGCAACAGGAGCAACAAGAGAAGAGATTGCTCAATACTTACAAGAGCAGGAAGGTAAGTAAAAATCTGATGGCAAGAAAACACTTGCGGGACATGTCTATTCAAGAGTTAGAAAAGATTGTTTGCGAAGATTGCAAAGAACCTGAGAAGACACTAGACCAGTATCTCTGTCCTAATTGTTCTAAAGATGATGACAGACTCTGCGTAGATTGTTGCGGTTGTTACGATGACTGAACCTTTTTATGGTTACCAAACTTGCGATGCGTGCGGTGTTCCTAAAGAGTGTCACAGTCAAGAAGAAGTTGTTGATAATGGCATCGCGTTTAACTTTCAAGAGTTGGGTTACTACGGGGGTTTCATAGACAATGCTCCAGCGTTGGGGGATAAAAATTTGGAGTGGAATTTATGCCACGAGTGCATACTGAAGATGCTGAAGACTTTCCCGATGCTTGCGGCTAAACTACCAAGAGGTCTTCACCCAACTGATGACAAAGCCAAGCCTTGCTGTGATTGGGCGTGGAAGCACGAAGGAGATGCTATGACAGGAAGAACTTATTTTGCTGATGGGTTAGGGGGTTGGAAATAATGAGCGAGTCTATAGATGAGATAAACCTTTCTCGAACAGTTTTGTTTGTTGGTGATTACTTCTCAATGATGACGACAGTTGTTCTAAACGAGGAGTTGCGTGCCGAAGGTGAAGACGACGATGAGTTTGCCATTAGATTGGCAAAGCAATTTATGTTGGGTCACTACGGGTGGGATTTGGAGTCAGTTTCCAACGAAATTGGCATCGTCGAGGAGTAACAGCGCTCGCAGCAGCAAATCAGGGGTAAAAATTTGTTTTATTCTAGAGTTCCAGCTCTGGCTGGAGCTTCGCGCTCGCTGAGCTGATGAGGCGGGATTGCTACCCCTGCCGCACCCTTTCCTGCACACCCTATGCGGGGAAGAGGTGTTTCGCGTGCCGCCGTATCACCTTGCTAAAGCAGGTCTACGATTGAGGTATGTCTGAAATAGAAATTCTTGATTCCTCTGTTCATACGAATTCCGATGGACAGCAGTTTGTTGTTGCCATAGTTGATGATACGAATGATGGCAGGGTAAAACTTGTAGTTATGTTTGATGAAGAAGGCTATACGGCTGTTCTTGATTTAGACACAATTATTGAAGAAGAAGACATTTCTGCAAAGAAGCACACCCATTGTGGTGCGGAGTATGACGAATTACTTCGAGAGGCTCTCTGGGACAACTAATGACAACGATGGTGGCTGTGCAAGGACCTCATTGGTCTGTGGTTGGTTGTGACAGCCAAGTAACTGAAGATGACAGGGTTTTCCATCTTCCAAAAGATAATCCAAAGATAGTAAAAAATGGGCCCTTTTTGCTGGGCGCAGCGGGTGACATGCGGGCTATCAACTTATTGGCTTATCAATTCAAGCCACCTGCGCCGCCTATCAATTGCTCTGGCAATAAACTTGACAGATTTGTAGCAACTAAATTTATCCCTGAACTTAAATCATTGTTTGATGATGTGCAGTATGGCGAAAAAGGTAGTCAGGACTCAACAATTCTCTGCGTAGTGCACGGTGCTACATACGAAATTGGATCAGGCTATGACTGGGCAAGAGATGTTTCTGGGATCTACGCTTTTGGATCAGGCGGATCGTATGCGCTGGGATCGCTGCACAACGAGCTAGAGGGTAAAAAATTCACGGTTTCTTCAGTGCGTGCTGCTGTGCGGCGCTCGCTAGAGGTCGCGGCGAAACTTGACCCCAACACAGGCGGGCAGTTTTTGATTTTCGTTCAGCAAGACGAGTGCCATCAGCCAACTAGATAAAGTTATTGGGAAGTTAAAAAGCCCCCCTCAGCCTTAGCCTCAAAAGTGTTAAGACAATTCGGACATTTTTGATGTGGTTTTAATCACAAAAAATTTATTTTATTTTCCTGCATTTGGACTTGACTTTCCTGCACTTTCGTATAAAGTTATCTATGTAAGGAAGAAACGACGAAAGGAAAGACAATGCGAGGACTACCAGACAGCGCAGTTTATGGCTCATACCGACGCCTATCAGGTGGGGTGCGCCGTAGAGCAAAGTCTCAGGTGAGTATTCTTGATGTAATCACCGAGTGGCTAGAAGGCTATGAGGAGCGCATAAAGGAAGAGCAAAGAATAAAAGAAATTAGAGGCTACTAAGACTTGACAAAGTGCAGGAAGATGTAATAAACTTATCCAGTAAGACAAAATGACGAAAGGAAACAAAATGTTCGACAAAGTGCTAGAGGCAGTATTTATGTTCGACACTTCCAAGTGGAAGCAAGAGCGCAAGTATGTAGTGCGCCGTAATGTTGTATTCGGTCTAATCGCAGTAATCGCGTTCGTAGTTATCTGGACAGTTGCCAAGAACCTTTGGTGGACAGAGAACGGGTATTGCTGGGGCGACATGGTTGAGTGCTACTTTGGGGGTAAATAATGCGTAAAGGAAAATTTGGTCAAGACTTATCTCAGACTTCAGATAGCGATTTCGCGGACTTCCTATTGAAGTTTGCCTACATGACTCCAGAGCAGATGGAAGAAAGAGACGCTCTACCAACAAGAGAAGCGCGGAAGGCTTACATGAAGAACCTTCCTCTTCCAAAGATTGGGGGCTGAAGATGGCAAAGGGTAAAAAAGCTGGCACAACAGCGCCGACTTGGGACGAGTTCGTAGAAGCGATGCCGATGGTTGATGGCAAGCCTCGAAAAGATTTGTTGCAAGAAGGCGAAACCATGTGGCAGAACAGGTTCTATGTTGTATTCAGAACCTACTTGATACCGCATCAGGGACATGATGGTCCTATGCACCTAAGCATCAGACATCAACAGCGCAAGGCGATTAGGGATTGGCGTCATTTCCAACGCATCAAGAACGAACTTGCGGGTCCACAGCGAGAAGCAATAGAGATTTTCCCACCTGAAGCCATGTTGGTTGATGGTGCGAATCAGTATCACCTATGGGTTTTGCCGATGGGAGATACGACACCCTTTACTTGGAAGAGCGGTCGCGCCGTTTCAGGTGAAGAAGGTGGGCAGGAGTTGGAACGCAAAATGCGTGACATGGGTTTCGACCCGAAGCAGACAGTTCAAAGACCAAGAGACGAGGAGTAAAAATGAAGAGTCAGCGCCTTGCTGAAGAAGCAGCGAAGATGTATTCAGATGGTTTGGCAGTTGAGGCAGTAGCCCAGAAGTTGGGCGTTGCCTACAGGACAGCACGCAAAGCCATTAAAGCAGGTGGGATTGAGTTCAGAGACCCGTCCCAGAGATTGGTGGGTAGAACCCGCCCAGACAGAAAGATAGTGACTAATGCCTAAGAACATTGTTTGGACAGCGCTGATTTCGGCGCTCGCAGGAGCAAGTGCGGTTGTATCTGCATTTGTAGGAGCATCAGATTTCGTGGTGGCATTTGGTGCAGTAGCAATTTCGTCCGCCGTCCTAAGTGGAAGAGAGTAATTATGTGGCTATTTACTGATACAGGTTATGTAAGTGCGGTTGTTTCAAAGGAAGACCGAACAAAGATTTCAGTTCGCGCTCGCGATAAGAAGTCCCTCGAAGGATTTGTGAAGAAGTTCGGGGTAAAAATTGTGGAACTCCAGGGACGCGACTATGAGTATCGCGTCTACATTACGAAGGAGCAGTTGAATCTCTGGGTTTCCGAACGCATTGAGGAGATGAACTACGACAATTTCAAGACGCAGGTGACAAAGACCCGTGGTTATGATTTCGCGGAACCTCTGCACGGAGTCTGGTATGAGATGCTCGAAGTCTCTGACAAGCGTAAAAAGACCAAAAAGGGGAGCAGTTTAGGCTCACGCTGGTATGAAGAAGAACACAGTCTCCCTTACGCATAGGCGGAGTGTCTGTGTTTGACAGACTTTCCTGCATGTGTGCTATGGTTTTCATGATGAAACGACACATTAGACAGAACGAAGGGCGTCCTAGCCCATTGGTTGCGAGTAACTAGCAACCTGCCCATGTCCCCTAACAAAGGAGAAGCAAATGCGAAGTCCTTTATTTCGCCATGCCGAAACTACTACGTTTGGTGTGATAGCAGCAGTGCTAGCAGGAGCAGTCGTATGGAGTGCGGCAGCAAGTGCAGAAACTAATGAAACGAATGCAGGAGCAGCAGCACCCGCTGTTGTATTGGAAGAAGTGCGGCTCGTCAATCTGGCAGCAGCACGGATAGCTGGAGCTAAATCCCAGGAGGAGAAGCTCGAAGAGGTAAAAAATCTGAAAATTCAGATGCAGTTAGAGCTGTTTGAAGACAGGTCTATACCTCTAGCCCCAGTTGAATTGAAGAACTTGCTCAAACTCGTTGGGTTTGAGGGTCAAGGGCTGAAGACAGCGTGGGCTGTGGTGATGACTGAGTCTAATGGTCGTCCTAAAGCGCATAACTCAAATACCCGAACAGGTGATAATTCATACGGGCTGTTCCAAATCAACATGATAGGAGCACTTGGAGATGCACGCATCGAGAAGTATGAACTAGCAAAGAACTCAGACTTGCTTGACCCTGTGACCAATGCAGAGATTGCCTTTCACATGAGTGCTAAAGGAACTAACTTCTCGGCTTGGAAGGTTAGCGGTTATAATAAAGGCAGTGAAAGGTTTGAATCTTTCCTTGCTGAATACCCAACCAAAGGATAGTTATGAGTCAAGAACCAGAGCGTTTGTATCAGATGGAAGAGCCTAAGGCGCTCGCAGTTGAGCCTGAGACTCTCCCTGTTGTGATGGCTGAGCCAGCACCTGAGATGGTCAAGGTTGAAGAACCAGTTGCCATCGTAGTTGAGCCTGAAGTTGTTGCGGTTGAAGAACCAGGTGCAGCAGCTGAGAAGAAGAACAGGGGTAAAAAATCTGTGGTCGGATCGCAGATCGCCGATGGAACTTCTGTTTATCTTTCTAAGATTGTGTTTGAATCTCTGTATTCAAAGAACAGTAACTCTGTTGCGGTGCTTCAGGAACGCCTCATTGAACTAGGTCATGTGACTGCTGGAGATGACAAGCGTGGCTGGATTAGTGTCGGAACTGCACAAGCCCTTGAAGACTTCAAGAGCGACAGTGCGGTTAAGGCTGGACTCTACTCAGAGGAACTTATCAAGGCTGTATTTGCTGGAACCTCAGTCGAAGTATTGCCGTAGTCTTACAAAATAAAGAACCCCGCCTTTTGGGCGGGGTTTCTTTTTTTAATCCTTATTCGACATTTCTTTCAATGTCTCTAGTTGCTTGGCAAGTTGGACACTTCCACTCGTAATACTCCATGTCGTGATACAACTCGATTTCAACCTCTGCCTCTACATCTTCAACCTCGAACATCTTGCACTCTTCGTTGTAGCAAGCCTCTGCACGAACTGAATCGAAGTTATGTCCACCTGCGATTTGGTATTCGTTTCCTGTAACACCTGCTGGGTAGTAGCCTGACATTTGTTTTCCTTTCGTCGTTTGCCTCTATACGGATAACTCTAGCACCTTCCTGCACTATTGCAAGTCGAATCGCTGTTTATTACATCACATTTTGATAACAAAAAACCCTCCCCTTGAATGGGGGAGGGGAGGGTTTCCTGCGGATACTAGGAGGCAACCAGTATCTCTCGTACTCGTTGTGCGGTGTCGTCGCCCAGAGCGAGGGTCTCCCCCTCGTTATCTGTGCCACCAGTGAGAACGACATCACCAACGACGAAGTCTGAACCAACCCAGAAAGTCTTATCCCAGAGTTTCTGTGCGGTTGTGTTGTGCGGTAGCCCTACAAGTTTGCCTTCTTCGTTGAGCCACATTGTCAAGTCATCTGCTAGGTCTACGGCTTGCACCCAGCCACCTACTGCAGTTTGTAAAGCTTGAAGCCCTGTGTTGTCTAGGGTCTCGATTGTGCCGTCTGCCTTGAGAACTAGTGCGGTCTTCATTAGGCAGCCCTTCCCCAGATAATGTCCTGCACTTCAACATCGTCCATCTCACGGGAAGTGAATGTCGTGAACTCGTGTGTCTGCTCAGTTACGGCGAACTTTGTAATGTATCGAGAGCCTGTAAATAACTCACGAACCTTCTTGATTGAATCCACATGGAAGTTGTATGAAACTCCACCTGCGGTGATTGATACTCCATAAGTTTTCATCTTTGCCTCTTTCGTCATTTATGCGGTGAGCCTCTCACCACATGCTTAATCTAACACCTTCCTGCATAATGTCAAGCCCAAAGCCAGTGAATTAGATAACAGTTTGGTAACAAGTTTTTAGCACTCTAGGCTCAGAGTGCTAATCCCAACATCACAATAACTTAGCCCCCAGCCAGTAGCCTAGCCAGACTTAGCCAGGCACACATGTACCAGGCCAGACATTTGTAAGTTGTTTGTATCTATAGCCAGATTATTTCCTACTCGCCAGTAGCTTGACCAGACATTGACCAGCCCACTTAGCAACAACTCAATAACCTAGCCAACCAAGATTGCTAGTAGCCAGGCCAAAGCCAACAACCTAATAACTTTCTAGCCTTGACAAGTCAAGCCCACCTTGACAAGACAAAGCAAGCACAAGATGACAAGCACCTGTTTGTATAAGCACCTAACCTTTTTGCACAAGTCTTTCTAAAGAGTTTTTTTGTTATACATAACTAGCCCAATAGCCAGAGAAAAATAAAAAACATGAAGCATTGTTTGAACCTGGTAACAAAAAATCCTAGAGGAGAAAGCCAGACGCAAAGCAAAAAAAGCCCGGAACGATTTGCAAAAGGCTGAAATATAAGCACTGCCGTCTCGCACCCCAAAGTCAAAAAACGTAAAGGTTCAGTAAATCGATGCTGCCGTACAATGAAAAAGATGCTGTACGCCACTTTTAAAATGCTGTACTCTAAATAAGTGAAGATTCCCCACCTCCCTACAGATGAAGTGGCCTTTATCCAGTCTTTGGATAAGTCCACCTCTGAGTCGCGCATGCGAGCTTTGTGGGAGGCTGGTTGGTCTCTACAGTCCATTGGGTCATCTCTTAATCCCCCAAAACCTAAAACCACCGTCCACTTCTGGGTGCGTAGGGCAGCCTCTGTTGAACAGCACCGCTCTGTGCCAACTCCACCTCCACGCTCTTTTACGGTTTCGACTCCTGTTAAGACAGCGCCCCGTTTGAGGACCGTTTCTCCGGGCGTCCCTTCCCATGTAAAAGACCAACTTCGAGACCTTTCAAATCAGGCTAGGAGATTCCGAGCAAAGACCCCTGCGGGTCATCCTGTGGCTATTGCCAATGACCAGTTGACTACGATGGTTAAGACTCTCTACACAATGGGTGTGCCTACTCAGGCTATTGCTGAGGCGGCTGGTGTTTCGTATCGAGCTATGGCAAGAAGAATTGCCAAATGAATACGACCTTTAAAAACAAGACAGGTTCTTATGCCCCTGAAGAGTTAGCCATCGTTGTGTGGTCTAACCCTAAAACTAAGACAGGTAAACAAGTTCGAGCCCTTGAGACTATGACTACCACCGACTCAACTCTGCCTATGGTTTTCCCAATTACCCTTCTTAAGAAAAAGCGAGAGTGGCGAAATGCCAAATTTGTCTACTCTTCTTCCGAAGTCCTAGACCTACTACCCTCCAGTGGAAGAGCTTTTCCTCTGATAGTTCCAATGCCTATAGCCAAACAAGCTTTGGGTTGGAACGATTTCTACATCCCAACCGAATACACAGAGGAATAATGAGAAAACAACTAGACGTATTTCCAGCCATTGTAAAAGTCATTTCTCCGGGCTCCCTTTCCGATCTCAGCCAAGCCAATGTCACAGGGGATTTGCCCCAAGGGACAAGGAAAGTGGATAGGTGTCGGGTTGTGGTTCTCAATAACCAGATTTTGATTGCTGTGGATTCTCCTGAAGGTCCCCAGTTGGTCTTCCGCGAGAAGGTCGAAGAGATGATTAATGAGAAGGGCTTAGACCGCGTAAAAACCGAATCAGGCAAAATGTTGGCCTTCATTAAAGACACTAATTGCGGTTGTGGCTCAAGACTTCGCAGTTGGAACCCTTTTGGCAGCATTGTCTCCTCTTCAGAGGACCCAAGTAAATGACACTCCTTGAATTTGCAATTCTTGGCCTTGCAACGTTTCGCATAACCAGACTAATAACGCGAGACGTTATTACCGAGCCTATTAGAACTAGAGTCTGGAAAAAGCGTCCTCCAGAGTCCTCAAAGGTAGGTTATCTATTCACCTGCGAGTGGTGTATGTCGATTTGGACAGCATCACTTATCTACGGATGCTTTATGATTACATCAGTAACTGCTATTCTTTTAGTGCCATTCGCACTATCAGCCATAGCGGGACTGTTGACTGCGTATGAGGACAAATAACTCGTGCTCCGTAACAAAGTGAAGGGTTAGACAGTGGCTGTATTCAAAAAAGAAGAACCACAAGAGCCAGCAAAGGCTGTAGTTACGCCGAAGCCTCGCTCTTCTAGACGTACTCGTACCACTCGCTCCCCTCAAGTTATTGCAAAGCCTCAGCAGCAAACTCCTTCAGGCATTCTTTCAGTTTTCACTTCCACTACACCTGCTTCGTCAGTTGCATACAACGTTCCTCGCTCTCTTACTGCAGCAGCAGTTCAAGTCAAAGTAAATGACAAAGGCGAGTTTGAGCAATTTAAAAATCGTAGAAGTGCATCTTCTAGTGCATGGCAAGCAGAAGCTTGGGAATACTACGACGCAATTGGTGAAATCAAATACGCATTTAATCTTGTTGCATCTGTTGTTTCACGCATTCGTATTTACGCAGCAGCAATTGATGATGCATCGCAAGCTCCAGTTTCAGTAAAAGAATCTCGAGTTGTTGAAGAGCGTCTTTCATCTGCAGCAGAACGTGCACTAGACCGTCTTAACTCTGCATACGGAGGACAAGCAGGTCTTCTTAAGGATGCAGCTCTTAATCTTTCTGTCGCTGGTGAGTGTTACTTAGTACAGATGCCAGCACGTCCAGGTTCAGGAATTCCTGAATCTTGGGACGTCCGTTCCGTTGACGAAGTTGTAACAGATGCACGTGGTGGAT